ATAGGGTACTCAACTAAACCAGGGCATCTATCATATAACTGACATGTGTATATAGGCCCTTTATGCTCTTGTAATACTTTAGCCATACTACTAGTTTGGCCACCAGCATCATCACCTTCTAAGAATCTAGATGGGGGATCCATCATAAATACTCTATCATGGAATATTACATCTGCTACAGCATTTATTGCCCAGACTTCATCAAAATGAACTCCATGAGATTTAGCTAAATTATAATCAAACCAACTTTTACCTAGCCCAACTATGGCTATTGATTTACCTTTAAGACCTGCAATTTTTTCCATGTATTTTTTAAGATACCGTTGTCCTCAAAGAATCATGACGGTATTCATCTCTCCTTCCGCGAGCTTCTGCAAGATTTTTTAATCTTGTAATTTCAAGTAGAAATCTTTGCTCGTATTGTTGTTGTATATCCGGCTCACCTTTCAAAAATATGTTAGCTTCTACCAATGTCCCATATAATAGTGCATTTCTAGCATTTTGTGAAATCCAAGTCCCAGTGGTATCTGTTACTATTGAATTTGGTTTAAATAAGTAGTGCAATTCAATAGAATAATCAGCATCTGGCACAGGACTTACAATTAATGTAGATCCATTATTTCCTGCTGTAGATAGTTCTTTATCAAAATCTGCGTAATACAATGGCCTAGCTCGTTCACTAATTGCTGTAGGATCGACTGAAAATTCACGCATGAAAGATGTATGTTTTTTATCTAAATAGTGATAATCACCATCTCCATCTATAACTGCAACTGAAAAACTCATCTGAAAATCAGAAGGAGCTGTTAAGTAAGTGTTGCCTATCGTTAAGTTACCAGTAACGTTTTTACGAAAGTAATCAAACTGTATTAGTTCAAAAATCCTTTCTTCTGCATTTTTAATAAAATCATCAACAGTAGCAACAAATGTAGTTTCTTCATTCTCTACATAGTTTTTAATTAATGTTTTTAATTCAGCTAATGTCATAATGTAGTAATTGTAACTGTCCCTAATGATCCTGTCATCTTAGGAGTCGTAAAATTTGTTGGTAATGTTGAAGGATTCATAAAGTTTGATTTAAAAATAGAGGAACTTACAACAATAACAAAACCCTCTCCTTCTTCTTTATCGTTGTTTGGTCTTGGTTTATATAAAGCCTCAGGATCTGCTTTTGCTGTTAAAGGTTTTAGCTGTGGATGTTTAGGTTCAAAACAATCAGAACATACTTTAGCACCATTCCATTCTTCTTTTAATTCAGTAAACTTATATTCAAAGGCACATCTATCGCATAAAGCTTTTGCAAATTTTCCAGAGGCATAGGCCATCTTATCTCATCCTAATATCAGGTCTTACTCTAAATGATGCTCTATCTTCATCTTGGTCTGCTGCTCTAAGAAATTCTTCTTCGTATATAGCTTTTAATTGAGGAGTAAGTTGTGGATTCTTTTTTAAAGATATGTAATAAGCCAATCCTGCAACAAAACAAGGATAAAATCTAAATGGCATATCCATAGTATTGTTAGCTTTGTCTGCGTCATCCATTCGTACTATTTTATTAAAAACTAGAACATCTGTACTGTTTTCTGGTGCGGGCCATATTTTTAAAACTGGTGTAGTTAGCTTGTCAAGAAAGAATTGTGATGGCCTGGCTTTAGTTGTTTTATTTGGTATGTTTGTATATGCAGATCTACTAATTCTATTAATGCTTATATCAGTTTGCACTCCATTAACTGTTCTACGTACCACTACATCCAAAACATCAATTACATTTGCATTTAAAGGATAATCAGTTGTGCTTTCAGTGACTGTTTGCGTAGCTTGTTCTATTGTCCACTGATTAAGACCTCTGTTAGCCCATTCAGCAAGCATAATGTTTACGCTTCTAATTGCACTTTTTAAGTCGTATCCTGTTCTTAATTCAAGCCCACATCTTTCATAAGCTTCTTCTATAAACTCAGTTACATTAGGTTCAAAATTTGTGCTGCCTGATAATGCCATTATTTCTTTTTAATTTTTTTTAAAGACTTTTCTATTTGTTTAGCTTGTTTTGCGTGCAACTTAGAAGCGCCTTTTAGTTCTTTAATTAGTTTTCTTTTTGCTGTTATGCTTAGTTCTGTCATATTAATCTTCCTCTGGAGCGTATAAATTGTTAAATGTTACATTAGGGTCCATATAGCTCTCATGTTGTTCTGCTGAGTGTGTCCATTGCGAAGGCATAAAGTCTGGCGCTCCTTCACCTACACGCCATAAAGCAGGATTTGTTGCCCTTACTCTATTATTGGGTAAGGCTACAAAGTTACCAGTATACTCGCCAGCGTCTGTTAAATATAACACATGTGATTGTTTATGTTGAGCAGGATCATCTGCTATTGAGTTGTCAGTATAATCTACAGTAAATAAGTATTTACCTGTGTGAAATTCACCGCCTATTTTACACATCCAAGGGGACGAACTAACTCTATCTAAAACTACAACAGAATGCTCGTGACTTAAACAGTCCCAAGGTTGGGCTAAATGATCTTCCATAGCTTCTGGCCATTCTTGTAAAGGTATATCTGCTACTAAAGCCTGAATAGGCATTCTAGCCCACATAGCACCACCATGAACGTTTTGAGCGTCTTCTTCATCGTCTATTTCACACCCAGTAAAAACTACCTGGAATGATAAAGACCTATCTGGCAATGTGTTTACAGCTATAACAAGAGCATGTAAATACTCTCCATGATACTTGCTATGATTTGCTGTAAATTCTTTTCTTACCCAGCATTTAAACTGGGGTATGTTAGAAATTAAATATGACATAAGAATTGTAAATTAACGCTTACCGCCTTTAGCCATGTATTTAGTTCCTTTCGTAGCTCCACCTTTAGCCATGTATTTAGTACCCTTCATAGCACTACCACCTTTAGCCATATATTTAGTAGCTTTACCACCTTTTGCCATGCCTTTAGTTTTTTTTGAAGGACCGCCTTTTGCCATGTATTTAGTGCCTTTTACAGATCCACCATTAGCGTATCCTTTAGTTCTTTTAAACATATCTTTTCCTCAAGAAATTGTAGTTACTTTTCTTCTATCGTTTAATACTTTACCGCAACCTTTTGCAATAAAGCCACCGTTTTTCATTTTTATTCTATTTTGTTTTCTAATCTCGCCACCAGAATTTACAGAAACTTTAGCTGCTTTTGTATTTGCAACAACTGTTGCACTTTCTCTTTTTTTCTTATTTGCAGTTGAAGCTCTTTGTTTTTTAGTAAGACTATTTGCTTTTGACGCTGGTAAACAACGATCTGGATTTTTTTTATCTTTACTAGTACCACATTCTCCAGCAATATTGCCTTGACTATCTATTCTTTTCCAGTTTTGGTCTCTCCATTGTTTAAGCTGACCCATTATCTAAGCCTCGCTTTCATTACTCTGCCTTGACCTCTAATATCTACAAGTCCACCATGAGATTTGTTAGTTCTTTTAGATTTTTTAGCATAGTTTGGATCTTTACAATACTTAGATGCAGCCATGTTTGCATAGGCTGAAGGATATGTATCAAAGGTTCTTTTTGCCCAAGCTTTACCTTCTGGACAAATTTTACCTTTGCTTTTTGCTTTTGCAGCCATTTAACAGTCCCAATCTTTACGCGCCCAATAGTTAGCACTGCATCTATCGCTTTTTATTCCACCACTTCTAGCACAATAACTTTTTTTTCTAGCAGCACTGTTTTTATGCATACCCATTTTTTTATCGCCAAAAGTAATTCTTTTTACTTTACCGCCATCACTACTGGGACACATAACATAAACTTCTTTACGTTTTTTACCAAAACCGCCATTGCCCTGTGGAATAGCCCTGGGTTTATTAAGTGTTACTTCTTTATTTTGCCATTTCGCCATTAGGCATGAAATACAGTCAATGTAAGAAAAGTAGATACAGTGTATTGAATATAAATACCATCAGTAAATATTACTCCCTCTTCTGGTATGACTACATCTCTTGTTGCATCAGCATCACCAACAGAACTTAATCCCATAATACTTGTTCCTGAAGGAGAAGTGTTTAAGAAATCAACAGTACCTGCAGTTGCTGTACTGGTTAGATAAATTCCTTTAAGTCTAGCTCTACCTGCAAATATAACATCTGCGGCTGAACCATTAACTCCTGCTGAAACATTTCCTGCTGGATTACCAACGGCTGAAATGCCCGATATAGTTAAAAAGTATTTAGTACCAGTAGCTGTACCAGCATTAGCACCTGTAATGGACTCGGTTTGAGCATCCCCATTAACATCAGTTCCTGTAACTGTAAACGATTTAGCTGCGTCATTCCCAGCCGAGAGGATAGTAACTACCCTCCCATGACTGAGTGTGACAGAACCACCGTCAGCTAACGCACCACCTATAGTAAGTGCTGCGTTATTTCCGACACTCGCTGCTGCGGAGATTCCATCTGCATCTAAGGCTACTGTGTCTGCGGTTATAGTGACCGCTTTTACATCTGATCTAGCCATAAGTTACCCCTTAAATAATACCTGTAAGGTTAATTAGTGAGTAGTCAGTCGTTACATTAACAATCATAACTGTACCAATCACTTGTATTACATCTCCTGCTGCTGGTCCTACTGCTCCTGCTGCACCTAAAGGCACTGCATGGTTGCCCACAACTAATGTACCTGAAGTTAATAC